CTGTTGTATACATATCAATCTTGTGCAAAGCATCTGTTTGAAATGTAAATGCTGAATTTACCTTTAAATATTCAGACCAACTTTGCCAATGGAATCCTAATTTGTTTAATAAAAATTTTTTAAAACCCGATGCGTCAATAAAAAAATCACCATAAAAAGTATTTGTTTTGCTTTCTATTTTTTCAATATTTCCATTAGTGTCTAAGGTAACATTTTCTATATCATCGTATATTATTTTAATTCCTCGTTCAGTAGCTAACTGTTCAAAATAAGAATTTAATTTAAAATTATCAAAATGAAATTGCAATGTTGGTGAAATATCTTTATTTTGTAAAAAATAGGTATTAACTTTACTGTTTAATGCATGTTCAGGAACAAACAAATCATTAGACAATTGATGCTTAATAAGATAAGCATATACGCTGGGATATCCATCTAAGATGAAATTAAAACCGTTACCTATACTTTGAAGAAAATTTTCTTCACTCCAGTGTTTAAACATTATACCTGCTTTATAAGTTGCACCGCAATGCTTAACAAGATTCATATAATCTATGTCTACAAATTCTATAAATTTTGTAAAATTTTCAGTGCTACCTTCTCCTACTCCTATAATATCTATTTTAGAAGATTTTATAATTTGTATATCAAGTGACGGTATTTTTTTCTTTAAAATAAAAGCAGAAATAAAACCACTCGTACCTCCGCCTAAAATCACAATATTTTTCAAACTGTTCATATAAATATTTAATAAAAAAAAATTATAGGAAAATGTAAATGGATTATCCAAGAAAAAGAATGACAACTGACGATCACAACACTAATTTAGTATGTTTCTACTGTGGTAAATCAGAAAAAGAAATCAATAATCAAATACAAAATCATGCACCAGATTGCAAATATAGATTAAAGCATCAATAATAAACTAATTTTCTTTGATTAATTTATCTAGTTTTTTTCTAATTTTATAAATTTTTTCTCTATGAAAATCAAATACATTTGGACGCAAGTCTCCTGCATTTTTTATCTTATGAGCTTGCTCTAAGTCTAAGATATATTTTTTTAAATCTTGTAACAAAGACATTCCATTATTTTTTATTGTAATGTCTTTAATCCTTTTTATCCTAAATTCATAAGTTTTTAAGCTTTTTGTAACTACTTGACTTTTCAATAAATCAAACATATACTATCCTAAATAACTAGATTTTAAGCAAACGTAGATATCTCCGTCATCTGGTTTATCACTAACTTCGGATATTGATCCTGATACTCCTAAGCTGCAGATTTGTATAGGCATTAGTGCAGGTACATTGAATGTGTGCCCTTCGTCTAACTCTGTTTCTAAGATTTCACCATTTTCTGTATTAACGTATCTAATTTTAAACTTTCCACTATTGACAAACAATGATTTATTTCTATGCTTATGGAAAAACAAATCTGTTCGTGCATTTAAATTTTCAAATACTAAAATTTTTCCAGTATAAGTTTCTTGATTTGCCCATAACAGCTCATAACCATAATCTGTTTTTTTTACGTTATTTTCCATTTGTTTCTAAAAGTTTTAATAATTTTATAACTGTTTCTAATTTTGCTTGATTAATTTTTGTATTTAAGGTATTACGTAAGCCTGGATGTAATGGTTTTGGCCAATATTTAAATGATACCCAAGCAAATCCGTTGTGTTCTTCATTTAATTGAGGTAAAAATTCATTATCAACTACACACAAATATGTATGAAATAAGAAATGATCATCTTTGCTAACAAAAGTTTCGAGAGGTATAGTTTTTTTAATATCAATAGGGCCTATTTCTTCTAGAATTTCCCGTTCTAATGCTTCCCAAGGAGTTTCGCTTTTTTCATTTGTTCCCCCAACTAACCCCCAAAGGTTTCCATTTTTACCTTTTGCTCGATGTAAAAATAAAAATTTTTGATTATTCCTTGCGTAGATTAATGCGCCACTACAAACTATTTCATGCATAAAATAGTTATCTTAAAATTGAACACTCCATGTACCATGTGGATACTCTCCAAAATACGATAAGATCCAATTATTATTTTGAAATTTGTATTGTATTCCTGTATTTAGATTAGTAGTGTAAATTATGCTTAGATCATGCTCGCTCGCATCAAACACAATATTCCAATTTGCACCATCCCATTCAATAATATCATTTGCATCTGCAACAAAATCTGTTCCGTTTGTATTTTTCCATGCATCAGCACCGTCTACATTATTATCTGCACCAATTGCAGATTCTAACAATAAAACACGTAAACCTACAAATTTTAAATTTGTAGGATTTGTTTTCGTTGGATCTATTATATAGTGTATTTTTGTATTACCTGAAATAATTGTATCAGTAGGTAATGTATCTATGTCAAACGAAATATTGAGACAATAATTGTCTAGAGGATTTATACTAACCGTACCTACAATATCATAATTTAGATCTTGCAGGTATAAATGTAATTCTGTAATACCAGAAACATATTTGTCAGGATATTTCAAGAAAAATTCATTCCATGTTACTGTACCTATGTGTTCTTTATAAATTAATTTAGCAGTATTATCAATCACAAAGAGGCCATAATTATCCACAGTTGTTGCAACTACACTATCCACATCTGGTTTTTCTCCTACCTTAGGCCCGTACTCATGAATCACATTACCATTTTCGTCTGTTACTGGTTTATGAGTGCTTGTTGATCTATATCTATTTTCAGAATATGCTAATAACTCAGGCATAGTTAAATTAAGATCAACATTGCCAGCCTGTTCGTTAAAAATACTTGTTATAATTGTGTGTATGATTCCTAATTTTTTAACTTTTGTCGGCAATGAAATGTAAATAGGAGTTGTGAACCCTAATGTTGCAATATCTATTTCTGTTTCAGTACTTGTACCTATACTTCTACTACTAAATGTAAGTTGGTCTAAATTTAAAACACTTAAACTTGTCCAATCTAACCAGTTATCGTTTGTTTGAATTTCTAAACTTGGATTAAAAAGCATGAGTATTTGCTCAATAATTTGTAATTTTTGATCAGTATTAGATGTCCATATATCTGCATTTAAAGATAAAGTATATGGACTAGGCATAACACGGTCTACTGTATAACTTTTACCTTTTGCTGACGTATAACTGTCAGTTTCTTGATCATACTCTCGTAATGTTACATTGCGACGACTTACAAATGTGCTATCAGATGTTCTAGACCTATCTACCTCTAAATTTGTAATATAAACACTAATTTTAGGGACTCCTAAAATTTTTAATTCAGAATTGTCTTTTAAAATTGATCCAACTTGTCTACTTAAATCTCCATACACACAAGGAACATCTCTATACTCATTGTCAATATCTTTGACTTTAAAATTACTTAAGAGTCTTATGACTTGTGTAACATATTTTCTAATTTGACCGTCGTAAAAATGTTGCATAAAGATCCTTAAATATTATCTGTTTTTGCCCTTAATGCTTTGCTCAAACTTTGCCTTTCCGGAACAGTTTCATTATCTACAGTTGTAGTATTTGTGTTATTTACAAATGAGTATCTCAATGTTGCCCGATCATCTACGTTAGATAAGGTATGCCGTTGTATATCTTCCATTTTCTGCCATCTTCTTCCATCAAATCTAAAAAGTCTATTTGGTTTCATATCTGTTCTTAAAAAATAATCTCCTGGAGCACTACCTTCTGGAAATAACACCCCATGTCCAAATAGTTCTCCGTTTGGCGGCAGTCCATCTCCAATTATATACCCGTCATATCCTGATTTTGTAGGAGTTTGCATAACCCTATCAGCAAATTCGTTTACGGTGCTTGCATCTAATGTAGTAATATCAACAGTTACTATATCAACTGAACCATCTTCTCTATATGCAACTGTAAAAAAATGAGAAATATCATATCCGCTTAACGGAGCATCTTCTTCTGCTTGTGATATAATTGCAGCATTTACCTGCATATCTTTTTCATAAGTTGATAATAAATCTCGTAAACTACCAGCTGCCGGCACTTCTTCGTCCATTGGCAAATTCAAAATATCTTTAAATTCTTGACTATCTACTATCTGCTTACATTTCAACCTATATAAATGAGGATACCATGTTGGACTATATCCTTCTGAAGCTCTACTTACTTCTTCAACAACATAATAACTTTTCAAAGCTACATGAAGACTATTTGCAGCATATTCGTCTTTCATATGCGGTAATTCAAGGACATCTCCGCTCATTATTTTTCTACCTAGTGTTTTTACTGAGCTATTAATATGTATAGTCATAAAGAGTGTATCATTATTTAAAAACAACCCAAATTGGCTTAGATTAAAATCAATGTCTTGAACATTGTAAATTCCACGTATAGTGTAAATATTTTCATCATATTTCCTGTCTCTATTTTCTAAAAATAACAAATCTTGAATGTTAGTTTCAGCTATAACATCATAATGAGGAATATCTGCGGTTGCATCTTCAACAGTTGGATTTTTTGGTCCTAAATATTTGTGGATATTTACATCAGTGCCACCAACAGTAAACATTTCAAAAATTCTTGCATCTATAAAATTGTAATCATTACCTTTTGTAGGTTTGTATAAAGATATTCTAGGCATATTGTATTTATCGTCGATAAATACAATAGGAGACCTAAGAATATGACTGAATTAGCTACGTTAAGACAAGAAGTTTATGATTACATTCACAACATGTTAGGTGGTGGAATGGTAGATGTAGAGCTTGATCCTGTACATTATGAAACTGCATTAGACAAAGCATTATCAAGATATCGGCAGCGTAATGAAAATAGCACAGAAGAAAGTTATTTTTTTATGCCAACAATTGTAGATCAGAATACCTACACCTTACCAAAAGAAATTTTAGAAGTGCGTCGAATATTTAGACGTAGTATAGGCTCTCGAACAGGTGGCGGTGACGGTGGCAGTATATTTGAGCCATTTAACCTAGCATACACTAACACATATTTACTTGCTAGTTCTAATTTAGGCGGTTTAGCAACT